CTATGATTGCCTATGATTCATATCCTTTCACCTTCTTTGTCATCAAGTTCAATTCAGAACTTAATATAGATGTTTCTGCGTGGATTTCATCAGTTTACTGTTGGAGATGTCTATTTTCATCTGTGAGATTCTAGACTTATTCTCGAAGACCTTGGATTGTTCTGGAGTGCTGAACCTCATCTGGAACCAGTACAGCTCTACCTTGTTCGTTCATGATAGTCTGCATCTTAGCGGGATTGATGACGAATTTCTGTGAAGCTGCATCGAAGTAATCTCTGAGTTTCTCATCACCTTTGCTATTGTAGAAAGCCGAAGCAGTCCTCAGGAATCCTGGGTAAGTAGATGCACTGAACTGGTCTGATAACGATGCCTCATACTTCCTTTCTTTGTTCTTAAAATCAAATCCAAGTTTGTCATTGTGACGTGTGAAGTCTTTGATATACCGTTGAGCATTGAAGCGTCCCGACATTCGCATGTCTTTGTACAAGGGACCTGATACAGCAACTAGCAGGCCATGTTGTGCCAGGTCTGCCAATTAGCCTCTCAAGTAATCCGCTTCGGGTCTTGTTGCCCAGACGACAGCGTAGGCATGATCTACGCCACCTAATGTTTCTAGTTTCTGAACATATTGGGTGTCTGCGCTCAGATTTTCTTTGAACGCTGCTATTGCGTCCTTCATTAGTTGTACTGTACTAGAGGCCATGATGTTTGAATCTTGATCTTTATGTTTCAGTAGTGTTGAGTTTTATTTTTGGGAGGGATTGTGTTTGTTTTGTTGGGTTTCGTTTATATGGGTCTAAAATAAAGCCCTAGAGCAATTTTAATTACGCCCTATTAGTCGGTTCCACTAGAAGAGGTGTTCGTACTGAGGGACATCCCCTATTAAACGGGACCTATTAGTAGCTGCGACGACTCTATCCTCTTGTGGGCAGTAAAAAGGTATCGTTCCGTCTCTAGAATTCCTGTACTAGGAGAATTCATGGACCATTTGGGCTTTTGAACCATTATATCTTTCCCAACAGGAATGTTAACAATCTTGGGGCGGTATAAAACCTGTAGAAGTTGCTCCTCGGGGGACACATGCATAGGCATGACCAGATGTTACTACTATATTTATATCTGTGTTTCTGTGGTTCTTAGTAACGTAAAATTTTCCATTAGGTACTTCGAGTGTCCATATCTGAAGGTTCCTAGGTTCGCGATTGTCTATCTATATGAATTTGCGAATGGATGTCTATCCTACCCCATTATGCTGTTTGACTATCTGTAGAAGTTTAGAAATGTTAATTCCCAAGAGACCTGTGATGCAGCCCGCTTTGTCCTATGAAGTTTTGGACTTTAACTTTCTACGAGTCTTTTCTGAGACTTCCTTCTAGGTGTGGATAGCAGATGTATAAATCGCTTGTGGGACACAATTGTTACCCTCTCTATCGTAGGTCCCTAATTCAGGGCTGCTACCAGAATCAACTATCATGTAATCAAATCCAGTTTCATTCCTAATGATGTCTTCTAGCTGTTAGAATTTCATAGTTTGAAATGTGTTACAGGGAGTTTCATCAGTTGAAAGGTGAATCGTTGTGGTTGTTAATGGTACTCTATAGTCTGCCATTCCTACGGTAATAATTTTCGTTCCTGGCATTTATTCTGCTTTACTTCGCAATCCTTCTTTCAATATTGCTACGTCCACGACCGCATATTCAACAGCTTTATCTGGAAGCTATTTCTGAGAAAATACCTCATAGTTGTTTTCGATTGATTTCTTATGAGTGAGCTCCATCCTTTGGGCATAATCAGAAAGACCAACCAGCTCCCGATCACCTCCTACTTATTCAAAATGAAGCCTCTGCATATCGCATAGGTTGGGGTAATTTCTTTCGAGGTTTCTACCCCATGAGTAGCAAATGGTTTCTGTTATCCTCAGAAGGTCGTAAACTTCTTGTTCGTGTTCATGTACTTGTGGGCCATAATACAGTATGCCAAAGTTCGATGTTGCACTCATTAAACTCATGGCGTTAGTCTGTCTCCGGGCGCATGACCTCTCGTTATCTACGAAGTACCTGCTCGAGTCTATAGCACGGATAGCCTAAGTGACATGGTTAATATCAGTCGTGACCAGAATCCGGTGGCCCTGAAGTGTGACAATACGTGAGACATCATTTTTACCGCAGACAACATTGAACTCATTTCTTTTCATAATAGTGATTACATCGTATAAGCTGATGTTGAGTTTGTGATTTACGAAGTGTTCTGCCTTGTATTCTTCAACATCGAATTGCTTCACTTCTAGGTTGAAAGCTTTGTAAGCCTAGCTGATTTATTGTTCAGTTAATTTTGTTTCTGAACGATCCTCCATAGCAACTACTTGGGCTTAAATCATACTTTCCATTAATTTAGAGACCTACGCTTGCTGAATTTGTAGAAGCTTCGCGCATAGATAGTATAGTGGGTTCCTGTGAATTTCTGCATTACGTTTCTGGTAATATTATTTTTAGGTAAAAAGTTTTGAGTAATCGGGAGTAAGGACCAAATCATCGACTGATTCAGATTGGCTGAAAGTCCATAGTGAACAGAAATCGAATTCATGCCATTCACCGACTACGACTTCTTTCACACACTATCCGAGTCCCACTTCCTATGACTTGCGGTTTCTAGTAGTGAGATCTAGGATTGACTGCCTTATCTTCATGGCGTACTCTGCTTGACACCACATGACCGTGTCATCCCCGGAGGCGACTAAAAATAATTTATCAGATGCCCATGGTTGTTCGAATTCGGGTAGGTTAGTTTGCGAGATATAAAAATATGCATAGCATATAGACCGGAGAGTGTTGCCCAATGTAGTGCGGAAACTTTAACCTGAGAATGTTGTGCCGTTGATGGCAAAGTGGACCCAGTCATCTTCTGGTCTCTTTCCCCTAGGCTATCTAGTAGATGCAAAACGTTTGTGAACCTCATCAGGCCAATCAGGGCTTTTGACTCCTGGAATGCGGAGGAAAATGTGGTTAAGAGTTTCTCTAAAAGCTCGCATGATATTATTCAATATCATGTCTACCGTTACTTCCGAGTCCGGAGCTATCTCGCGCTTATTGAATGTGATTAATTTTCTGACAGATGGTTCTATGAGCTTCAAGAATATAGACTCAACTTTCTATAGTTCCGGGAATTAACTAGAATCCCAGGAGCTCCCATCTATTGATATGCTCTTCCAGTGGGTACGCACTCTCGAGCGAATGTGATCTTTGAATTCGCTTTTTGGCATTGAGTGAATAAACTCTGGGAAGGTTCTTTTGAGAGCAGTCCAAAATGTACTCTATATCGCCTGAAGCATACCGTATCCTTTAGATTCAGGAACACATATGCAACGTGGCCGTGTTTCTTCGTCGATTGTGTACCCTACATCGTCTGTTATTAGCTCCTCAGTTGTGTGGTTCACTTCCCCAGATTTGCACATGCAAGTGAAAGATCCATTGTAATCATTGTATTTTGGATCACGGAAAGCTAGGTTGATATTCTTTGCGTAAGTGTCTCTCTTGTTCTTTCCCCATTGTGTTTGCTTATCTACGTAATGGAGCAGGTTTTGTTCTGGATCATATATCTCATTAAAGAGATCTGCTCGGGCTTTTAACCATGATTAATGAGCGTGAAAAATCTGAAAACCTTCTCTCTGTCATACCGTTACTGAGATCCTAGTTACCTAAGACAGAATGCCCAGATCAAATTGTTCATAGACTTTGATCCCCATTCGAATTCTCTGACCTATTTTCCCTTGATCAAAGTGAGGCTGCCTGCTAGGGTGGCTACTTGTGCAGCTGTAACATTGTGAACTGGTACAACCTTGCCCTTATGCTCCATAATGGGACCATTTTGCAGATTTTCGACTATAAATTGTTTAATTGAGACAAGCTAACCGTTGTTATGGTCTTCCCACTTGTCACTTTACAAAAGCGGGTTGATTTGCATTTGGTCTGCATCTGGCCGTTTTTCTCTGTAGTATTCTACTGCTGGTCGTGTAGCTAAGTTTTCCGGCATCTGATCAGATTTGGACTTCTTATTTGAAACTTTGTTCATGTGAAGTTCTTTGATTTTCTCTATAATGATCTATTTGTCCTCTGCGCCTGGTTGCAATTGTAATTCCATATCTATTGCTTTTGGT